AACGCCCCGGAATTGTGTTCTTCAATACCTGTAGGAAGATTGTTGGTACTCTACCCATCATCCCTACAGACCCAAAAGGTGGGGAGGATATTGATCCTCGTTTTGCAGACGACCACGCCTACGACTCCGTTCGATACGGTGTGATGTCTCGGCCCACTGCTTTTGACCCCTTCTCATGGGCGTCTCGCAACAATACCCCCCACCAACCAATGGACGCCGTGTTCGGCTACTGACGAGGTAAATTATGTCATTCATGGAAAACAACACGCCATCCACGGTTTTCAGTAAGCAATCCCCTGACTTGGAGGAGACTATTGACGATGGTGGTTACGTCCTTGAGGAAGAAGATGATACGGCACAGGATGCAGTAGAAATGAACGCCGTGGTGTCTCATATCACGGATCTCTTTTACAAAGCCCGTACAGCCCGCCAACCACGAGAAGAAAAGTGGCTGCGCCATTACCGGAATTATATCGGTGTGTATGGCCCCGAGACCACCTTTAGTGATTCAGAGAAGTCTCGGGTGTTTATCAAGATTTCCAAGACGAAGGTTAATGCGGGCCATAACATGGTCGTAGACGTCCTTCTGGCAGGTAACAAATTCCCTGTTGGGTATGAAACCCCGTCTGACCCTATCGGTGCTGCAGATGCCGTTACCATGGACCCGTCCACCCCTTCTGCGGAACAGACTAAGGAATTGGCCCAGAAGGGTTATGAACCCCCTGCACGAAATACCCGCCGCCTTAATCTGGACAAGGATCTGGGTATTCTGGCACCGAAACTGGCGTCTGTTAAGGACGACCTTAAGCTGGGTCCGGCGGATTCTCCTGCCGCTGTTATGTGGGAGCCTGCTAAACGTGCTGCCCGTGCAATGGAGAAAAAGGTTCACGACCAGCTGGAAGAGACCGACGCAGTGAAGCATCTGCGTATGACTACCTTTGAGACCTGTTTGTTTGGTTCCGGGGTTATGAAGGGTCCATTCCTTGTGTCTAAGGAATATCCAAAGTGGGACGACGAAGGAACGTACATCCCTGAGTTCCGGGATATCCCACAAATTGAATCTCGTTCTGTGTGGTCTATTTACCCCGACCCCAACGCCCGTACTATGACTGAAGCGACGTATGTTGTGGATCGCCATCGGCATAGCTCACACCAGCTTCGTAAGCTCCGTAACCGTGCGGGGTTCCGGGTATCCTCTATTGAGGCTGCAATTGAAGAGGGTCCAAATTATGTCCCAGAGCATTGGGAGTCCACCATTGATGACGATCAAGATAACCTGACCACAAATGATCGTTTCGAGGTTCTGGAATTCTGGGGTGTGGTCGATACGGATCTTCTGCGTGAACAGGGTGTGGATATTCCTGAGGCTCTTGAGGAAGCGGTTGAAGTTCAGGCGAATATCTGGATCTGTAATGGCCACATCTTGCGCCTAATGTTAAACCCATTTACACCGGCACGTATTCCCTTCCATATCGTACCGTATGAGCTTGATCCCTACTCCGTCTGGGGCATTGGTATTGGCGACAACATGGAAGACACGCAGAGCTTGATGAATGGCTTTGCCCGTCTCGCCGTGGACAACGCTGTACTGAGTGGGAATATCTTGGTTGAGGTTGATGAATCCGCGCTTGTCCCCGGACAAACCCTAGACATTTACTCAGGTAAGGTATTCAGGCGGCAAGCTGGCGCACCCGGCCAAGCCATCTTTGGTACAAAGTTCCCCAACGTCTCCAATGAAGTCATGATGATGTTCGATAAGGCTAGGATGTTGGCGGATGAAGCTACAGGCATCCCGTCGTACTCTCATGGTATCGGTGGCGTCATGGGTGCAGGCCGCACGGCTTCTGGTATGAGCATGCTGATGGGTGCTGCGGCACAGAACATTAAGGGTGTCGTCCGTAACTTCGATGATTACCTGCTAACCCCATTGGGTAGGGCCTTCTTTGCCTTCAACATGCAATTCAACTTTGACAAAGATTTCACCAGAGGTGCTATCGAAGTGAAGGCCCGGGGTACAGAGAGCCTGATGCGGAACGAGATCCGTAGCCAACGCCTTCTGCAGTTTATGCAAATGACCGCAAACCCCCTGATGCAGCCCTTTGTGCGTTACGACTACATCCTCCGTGAAATGGCCATATCCATGGACCTTGATGCAGATAAGATGCTCAACAGCAAAGAGGACGCGATCTTACAGGCCAAAATCATGGCTGAAGTACAGAAGTACATGCCGCAACCCCAACCCGGCCCCGCTGGTCCTGCAGGCGCTGGTGGTCCGTCCCCAGATGACCCTACGGGGAATGGGAATGGGAACATAGCCCCCGGTAATGCCCCAGAACCCGGTGCAGAGGGCTTCACAGGCGCAGGAGGCGGTGCCAATGGTGGTAACCCTGCCCCAGCGCAGCCTAACGCAGGACAAGCAATGTGAGCATCACAAAAGACCTTGCCAAGAAACTAAACTACCCGATCAACACCCCTGAATTCCGTGACGCCCTAAACGCCTACGCTGAATTCCGGATGGATCAGATCAAGACTTCCCTTACGACTGCCTCGGACGCAAGGGAGATCGCCGTATTACAAGGGCGATACAAAGAGGCGAGTGACCTGAAGTACCTGAAAGAACAGGTTCAGGATGTAAAAGACAAATCGTAACCAGTGCCAACGTAATCGGGCCACCCGGCACCCCCGGCCCCCATGGAGAATCCATATGCCTAAATACCAAAACGCCTTTTTCGAAGATCTGGACAAGCCAGATGAAGATCAGCCTAATGCAGAGGTAAAGACCGAAGAGCCTACCTCTTCTGCCCCCCAAACAGATTGGGAAAAGCGGTACAGTGATCTACGCCGCCACAGTCAGCAGAAACAGGATGAATTGTCCCGTCGCATCGAAACGATGGAAGCCCAATTGTCTGACGCCACAAAGCAACAGATTAAATTCCCCAAATCAGAGGAAGAAATCCAAGCATGGTCTCAGAAGTACCCAGAGGTTGCAGCCATTGTGGATACCATCGCTCGTAAACGGGCATCTGAGGTCGCGGATGAAACTGATAAACGTCTTGCGAAGTTGCGGGAGCGGGAAGAGCAATCTGTTCGTAAATCCGCTTATGAACAGCTTCTTGAGATCCACCCTGATTTTGACGACATCAAATCAGATCCAGAATTCCGGGAATGGGTGGACGAACAACCTTCCTATATCTTCGACGCTTTGTATAAAAACGGTACAGACGCTCGTGCAGCTGCCCGTGCCGTGGATCTCTACAAGGTAGACATGAAGAAGGCGGGTAAGGCTGTCTCTGATCCTTCTAAAGATGCTGCCCGTGATGTAGCAGCTGGAGGTTCTTCTACACCAAAGTCTACGTCTAAGCCTAAGTGGTCCGATAGCAAGGTAAAGGCTCTTTCTGATCGTGAGTACGACAAATATGAAGCTGAAATTGAAGAAGCCATGCGTTCAGGTAATTATTTGTACGATCTGACGTAAAAAGTTCTTGCACTATTACCTTAACTAGTGTTATAACGTGTCTACAGTCCCCGGGGGAGGGTTTTTTTGTTCTCCTTTACCTCCCCCGTGGGATTTAACTAATTTGAAGCGCGTTGGAGTAATGGTAACTCATCTGGCTCATAACCAGAAGCTGGGGGTTCAACTCCCCCACTCGCAACCAAATTGAATAAACTTCTGCTTATCTAGGATACCCTAAATAGCCACGAGTTTATCTCGACTTACTGCTCTTTGAGGTCTTGGCCGTACCTGCATAGCAAAACGGCGTCAGAGCATAACCAGACAAGCCGCCTCTAACGAGCCTACCTTGTCGCCTTTTCCAACAACCCACACAAGAAGATATTGAGGACAGGTCCACCAGTGACTTCGGCCCGGTAATACAACCGCACCCGTTTCCGTTACTGCCACTCTGTACACTCCCTTCTGTGACCTGATGAACGACCCTTATTAGGGTCTTTACCAACTCACATAGATAGGACATGCAAAATGGCATTTTCAGCTGAAGGCGGTTACACAAACCTGCCAAACGGTAACTGGTCCCCAACGATTTTCTCGCGCAAAGCACAGAAAGCTTTCCGTAAGAGTTCTGTTGTTCAGGGCATTACAAACACCGATTACACTGGCGAAATCGCTCAGTACGGTGACTCTGTTCGCATCATCAAAGAGCCGAACATCACAGTGAACGCCCTCAAGCGCGGTACTCCTGTGGCTATTCAGTCTCTGGACGACGCTGACTTCACCATGGTAGTCGATCAGGCTAACTACTTTGCGTTCTCACTGGACGACATTGAGAAAGCCCACAGCCATGTTAACTTCATGGAATTGGCGACGGATAAAGCTGGTTACGAAATGACTGATGCGTTTGACGCTGAGGTTATGGGCTACATGGCTGGTTTCGAGCAAAGCGGTGGTAACTGGATTCCTCGTACTGCCGCAAGCGGTACCAAGGCAAATGCAGCTGCAGACGCTGACGAACTTCTGGCAGTTAACAAGCTGGATATCACTGACTTTGGTGGTGCTGATCTGGGTGTCCTGCCAAGCGCGACATCTATTCCAGTAGCTCCCGGTGGTGGTGCTGGTGCGATCACGTCTCTGTTGTCTATCATCAACCGCATGAAGCGTAAGATGGATCAGGCGAACATCCCGACAGAAGGTCGCTGGATTGTTCTGGACCCAATCGCCATGGAAGTTCTGGGCGACGAAGACTCCAAACTGATCAACGCTGATTGGGGTGGTGATAGCGAAGTCCGTAACGGTAAGCTGCCAAACAAGATCCGTGGCTTCACCGTTTACCAGTCCAACAACCTGCCGTACATCGGTAACGGTGCTGATACTGCAGCTGCAGCTGGTTCTGAGGCAGACTATAACGTGATCATCGCGGGTCATATGTCTGCTGTAGCGACTGCAGAGCAGCTGTCCAAGACAAGCCGCTTTGAGTCCGAGACATACTTCGCAGAAGTTGTTCGTGGCATGCACCTCTACGCACGTAAGATCCTTCGCCCAGAAGGTCTTGTGACAGCGTACTGGAACCTCGCCTAATACCAAATCTTAACGAGAGGGGCTGTCTTAACGGATAGCCCCTTTCCGTCTTTTGGAGGCTCCTGTGTCCTTTACCTACCTATCACTCTGCAACGATGTTCTTCGCCGCATTAATGAGGTTGAGATTGCATCGGCAGAGTTTTCTAATGTCCGGGGTATCCAATCTCTGGCCAAGGATGCGGTTCAGGATACTCTGGACCAAATCAATCAACAAGAGTTTGAGTGGCCGTGGAACCACACCACTGAGACTATGACCCTAACACCGGGTAAGGTGGATTACGATCTGCCCGCGAATATTAAGATCCCGGAGTGGGACAGCTTTCTTGTGATCGACCCGGGTGGCGATGTATCTGGCCCTTCTATGGGTCGTCTTCGTCAGATGTCACGGGAAGAGTGGTACAGCAATGGCCGGGTAGAGGACTACCGAGAAGGTGTTGCTGGTCGTGGTCGCCCTACTCATGTTTTCCCATGGTCTAACCACGGTTTTGGTGTGACTTGTTCCCCGGATAAAGCCTATCTGATCCGCTATGAGGCGTACCAGAAGAGACAGGAGCTTGTCCTACCTGCTGATGAACCTCGTGTGCCTTTTGAATTTAGAAACGTGATCGTGTCCGGTGCTTTGTACCACATGTACATGTTCAAGGATAACACAGAGCAAGCTGCATTCACCCGAGACGTCTTCGATCAAGGCATCCAGAATATGCAGACCCTGTACATTAACAGCTTCAATAACGTGTTCACTAACAGGAAGATTGGTTAATCAGTGGCGGATAGAATTGATCAGTTTAAGGTGTTGTGCGAGGGTGGTCTTCTCACCAACGAGCATCATCTTGATATGTCTGACCGCTCTCCCGGTGCAGCTACCTTGTTGGTGAATTTTGAACCGTCTATCTACGGTGGGTATCGCCGCATGGAAGGGTATCAGTATTTTGACGATACCTACCCAGCTGTGGGAGATAATACTGCAGAAGGCAAAGTTCTGGGCGTTATCTACTTTAGTAACCGGGGTATTGGTAACCCCTACGTTATTGCGGCACGTAAGGATGTTGGTGCTGCGACCTACTCTCTCTGGAAGCATATCCCTCTAGTTGGCTGGTCAAAGCTGACAGGTGCTACGGGCTTGGCTATGTCTGCCTCGGGCCGGGATGTAACCCGTGTACGGGCGGAAGAATTCGACTTTGGTAATGGCCCCGAGATTGCTTTTGTTGATGGGGTAAATCAGCCTTACGTTTTTGATGGTGTAACAGTTTATACCTTGACTGTGGGCGGTACAGGTGGTACAGGTTCACCCGGAGGTGATCAACTTATTACTGCCCCGGCTCTGGTTCAGGTATTTGAAGACCACCTCTTCTTCTCGGGTGGTATTGAGGCATCTTTGGTATGTCATTCGGCTCCGCGTGATCCTTATGACTTCACTGTAGCAGCTGGGGCAGGACAGATTCCAGCAGGCTTCTTTGTAAATCAGCTATACCCCTTCCGCGAAGACCTTTTCATATTTGGTACTGCATCAATTAAGAGAATTGAGGTGGGTTCATCTGGTGATTTCCTTCTCAAGCAAGTTACCTCGAATGTTGGCTGTATCGCCAGAGACACAGTCCAAGAAATTGGGGGGGATCTAGTATTCCTTTCAGCTGACGGTTTCCGTCCTGTTGCTGGTACAAGCCGCATTGGTGACGTTGAATTGGAGACTATTTCGAAACCCATCCAAGGTCTTCTTCTTGATATTATCAAGACTCAGGAATTAGAGGATCTGGTATCTGTAGCTGTTCGGTCGAAGTCTCAATATCGCATGTTCTATGGTGCAGATACAGACACTGTAGAGGCCAGTTACGGTATCTTGGGTGGTCTAACGTCTCGTAATGGAAGCCTCGCGTGGGAGTATGGTGAGATTAAGGGAATGAGGGCGTCTTGCGCTAGTTCTCAGTACATTGGTACGGAAGAGATTGTTCTACATGGCGACTTCGACGGTAATCTATATCGCCAAGAACAAGGCACAACATTCAATGGCGTTCCCATTTTCGCAGTATACGCTACTCCGTTTCTTGATTTCGGGGATACTGAGATTCGAAAGACCTACCGCAAACTGAATACATTTGTACGGGCAGAGGGTCCATTCAATGTATTTCTCAACGTCAGATACAATTGGGGTGAAGGCGATATTTCTGTCCCTGTGGGTTATAGCGGTTCAATTTCTGGCTCTCCTACAGTCTACGGTGGTAGAAGCGTCACTTTTGATGGTGAGAATATCATCTACGGTGGCTCTTCCCCGGTATACGAACAGAACATCCAAGGCTCTGGTCGATCCGTCCAAGCAACATTCATTAGCACAGAAGATTGCAAACCCTTCTCTATTCAGGGTGTTGTTTGGGAATTTTCTGGTGCAGGGAGACGTGATTAATGTCCGGGTATACAAGACAATCTGCAGGTCAGATCCTTAACGGACAACCTGTTGTTGCTCCCCCAATTAACGCTGAATTCAATCTTCTGGAGGATGCTTTTGATGCAACCACCGGGCATGCTCATGATGGCTCTGCTGGAAATGGTCCGAAGATCAACCTTGCTACGTCTATCTCTGGGTATCTCCCTGCCGTAAACGGTGGTACAGGTACTAAGAACAACCCTACAGCTGTAGTGGACCCTAGTACCTTAGATGATGATGCCGTCGGCTATGGTCCCGGATCTCTCTGGGTTAATACTGCAGGATCTCGCATTTACCTGTGTCTAGATGGATCTACGAATGCCGCTGTATGGGTTCAGGTATTCTACAAAAGCACTACAGGGCATTTCCTACCTCAGGTTACAGGGACTGTTGATCTAGGGTCTGATAGCCTCCGTTTCCGCGACTTGTTTTTGTCTCGTAATGGGAGATTTGGTAACGACATCATTGTAGACGGGTCTTCTACCATTGCAGGTACGCTAGGCGTCACAGGAGCTGCAACTTTTAGCTCTTTGACTGCTACTACAGCTGATATCAATGGCGGTAACGTAGACAATGCCCCCGTAGGTATCGCAGTCGCCTCAACAGTACGCGGTACGACTATCACGGCTCTTACAGGGTTTGTAGGTAGCCTTACAGGTAACGTAGCAGGTAATGTAACTGGGGATGTTACAGGCAACCTTACGGGTAACGTCTCTGGTAATGTGACTGGAAATGTAACCGGGGACGTGACTTCTTCTGGTACATCCACTTTCAACAATGTTACCATTTCTGGTAGCTTGGACATGGCGTCTGGTACCTCTGCAACGGTTACGGGTCTGTCTTCTCCTGTTAATCCAACAGATGCAGCTACAAAGCAGTATGTCGATGATGGCCTATCGGCTCTTGTAGACATTGCTCCTGCGGCATTGAATACCCTTAATGAGCTTGCTGCGGCTCTAAATGATGATCCTGCCTTTGCCACAACTATCACCAATCTTGTAGGCACTAAGCTGGCCCTTGCTGGCGGTACCATGTCAGGCGTCATTGATATGGCGTCCAACAAGATCACTAATGTAGGTACTCCTACTGTAGCTGGGGATGCCACCCCTAAGACATATGTAGATACTGCTGACGCCCTTAAGCTGGATAAATCCGGCGGGACCATGACAGGTAGCATTGTCTTGGGTGGTAATAAGGTCACCACGACAGCCGACCCTGTTGCTGCAGAGGATCTGGCCCGTAAGGCTTATGTAGACAGTATTCTAGGGTCAGCTACAGCTTCTGCTACGTCGGCCTCTGAGGCTCTTACATACCGTAATGCTGCAGAAGGCTTTAAGAACGATGCGTCGGCATCTGCCATTGCTGCTGCTGCTATTGAGACCACTCTAAATGCTCTGTATTTAGGCGCACAAGCATCCGATCCGGTTGTAGACAATAACGGAGACCCTCTACAGGTGGGTGCGTGGTATTTCAACACCACTTCCGGTACTGTGCGGGTTTATGACGGTATTGGCCCTTGGCATTTGGGTATTTTGGATGCTGCCGGATTTCTCTCATCTGTAAACAACCTATCCGAACTCACAAACGCAGCCACAGCCCGAACAAACTTGGGTCTTGGGTCAGCAGCTACAACAGATTCCATGGATTATGCCACAGCTGCACAAGGAGCTACAGCTGATACAGCCGTACAACCCGCAGCCATTGCAAACGCTACAAATTGGGACACCGCTTTTGGGTGGGGAAACCACGCATCGGCAGGCTACCTCACAACTATCCCCATTCCAGACCAACCCACTGCCGAAGCTGGGACTGACAACGCCACATTCATGACCCCGCTCAGGACTGCTCAGGCTATTGCAGAACTTGCATCTGGAGGTCTTACGGCTGTTGGTATCAAAAATGACGCATACACAGTGTTGCCTAGCGAGAATGTATTGACTGACACGACCGCAGGTGCATTTACGATCACCCTCCCGGCTTCCCCAGCATTCGGGACTGAACTTGCCATCACAGATGTAGGTGGCACTTGGGATACAAACAATCTCACAGTTGCACGTAATGGCTCTACTATCGAGGGTGCGGCTGAAGACCTCGTTTGTGACATCAAAAACCTAAAAGTTGTACTCGTATACACAGGCGTTACATGGTCCTTAACCGCTGAAACAGGCGGATATATCAACGAGACACTAGGTACGGCGGCTGTTCAGGATGTTGAGTATTTTGCCACCGCTGCACAAGGCACGTCTGCGGATACTGCGTTCGGTTGGGGCAACCATGCGTCTGCTGGTTACGCTACGCCAACTTCTGTCGAGGCCCAGCTATTTTCTAAAGGTACAATCACAGCCAGTGATTTGGATTTGAGTACAGGCAACTCATTTGAGTATGCTTTGACGGGCGCAGCCACACTGACGTTTTCTAACGT